AATGATCTTGCAGAGTTTTCTCTTAGGGCTGCCCTACTAGAGCAGGGTGTCAAAAAGGCTTTAAGCAATGAGATAAAGCCAATAGAGAATACAGAAGGATTTATGAAATTTATTTCTGAGTCTAGAGAATGGGCATTTGACTATATAGATGATGTTCAAGTGGCTATTCAGGAGTTTAAAGAGGCTGCAGGGCCTGAAATAGAGTACTTCAGGGAGTTTGGCAGCGTAATGGATCTACCAACAGATGGACTAATTCAAAGAATAACTAATGCATATGATAAACTTATACTAATGTTACCAGAGGAAGAAAAATGAAAGATGTTCTTTTATCAACACTAACAGGTTTTGGGTGTGGCATCGTGTTTGCTGCATTCAAATTACCAGTACCAGCACCACCAGTTTTTGCGGGAGTCGCAGGAATTATTGGTCTATGGATTGGTTTCACAATACTAACACGATTTATATCCTAGGAGGAATAAAAATGAATGAACAAATTAAAGCAGCACTAGCGTCATATGGACGATCAGTACTTGGAGCAGCAACAGCAATGTATGCATCTGGTGTAACTGATCCAAAGACACTAGCGTACTCACTACTTGGAGCATTAATCCCCGTAGCATTGAGAGCAGCCAACCCTAATGACAAGGCGTTTGGAAAGATGCCTTCAGTAGATGAGGTTGATGTAGCACTTAAGACCGCTAAGGTGGTTAACAAGGCTGCAAAGAAGGCTCCTGCTAAGAAAGCAGCAGCAAGAAAAGTCCCAAGAGGCGCAGCAAGACCAGAGTAATCAGTTAGATATAGTTAAGGGGGTCAATTTTTTGGCTCCCTTTTCTATTTCTTTATATTCATTCATAAGAAGGTAAAACTCTGGCATTTTTTTAAATTTCGTTAGTACTCTATTTTTTAATTCTGGATACTTTTCTTCTCTTGGTAAATGATAGTTTCTATAAAAATTTTCTGGATCTCTATATCTTTGTTCATCTATTTTTAAAAGATTTGCTTTTACTTTTTTTGTGTCTATTTTATTTACATACTCTAAGTCTATAGCCTTTAGTATTCTTTCAAGCACACTGTCTATATTATTAATGATATCATCAAATAAAATAACCTCTGCATAGCCATACTTTATTTGATTTTTTAAATACTTGTGATATTCGGCACACGCATTTCTTATTTTTGATTCTAACTCGTGGTCACTAAGATTTTTAATTTCTTCACTAGAATAGTGAAACATAAAAAAACTAGGAATAAGTTGTTCTGGGTTCCTAAATATTACAAAATGTACTGTTTCATTGTCTGGATCTTTTAGTTTAAGTAGTGCAGAACTATGAGTGTGGTTCTGAAGATTCCATTTTGTATTAAAGTCAAATTCATCAGAAATGTTATTTTCGACTGCTTCAAGAAAGGCAAACGCCAGATATGTATTGGCAGATCTAAACATTCCATTTAATAGTATGTCTTTTGAGTGCATACTTTACATTGTATCACAACTTATGATATAATATATATACCTGCCCAAATGGGGGGTAAATTAACTTATTCGCTTGAAAGGGGAATAAAATGGTAAACAAACTAACTATGGATCTATTCAATGATCCCTTTTTTATTGGCTTTAACAGAGAGTTAGGCCGATTAAACACAGCATATAAAACAAACTCACAGTCATATCCTCCGTACGATCTTCTTAAACTAGATGAAGATACATATCAGATTTCTCTGGCTATTGCTGGATTTTCTAAGGAAGACATTGATGTATCAGTAGACAATGGAACGCTTATTATCAAGGGTGAAATTGTAGAAGTAACAGATGCAGAGGTAGTCCACAAGGGTATTGCAGGAAGAAAGTTCGTAAGATCTTTTGCCCTTGGAGAATATATGGAAGTAACATCTGCAGAACTGAAGGACGGCATGTTACATGTTCATGTAGTTCGTATTGTTCCTGAAGAAAAGAAGCCTAAATCTATTAAAATTAAGTAGTATAATAGATACTATTCCGTCATGATACATGCAGTTGCTTTTAGCAACCCTATTGCTGAGTACGGATAAGCCCAAGATCGCAACTTGGGGGACCTGAGCAAGTCTATAAACTGCTCATTTCCTATGCTACAATATAATTGTCCCACACAGGACCTTAGTGATGGATTAGTTACCCATTGGATAGAGACCGTGGCGCAAGTCAGGTGAATTGCCTGTGTGGGGCCCTAATATTGCAGGGTATAATAGAAGCAATGACTGACAAAGAGTTAGATATCTATAATAAGCAAGAGTATAAAAGAAAACTTGCTAAGATAAAAGAAGATTCTGGCTGTGTAGATTGTGGAATCAATAATCATATTATCTTAGATTTTGACCATATAAGAGATAAGAAATATAATGTGTCAAGAATGATTCATGATGGTTTTTCTTGGAAGTCTATAAAGAAAGAGATCGAAAAATGTGAAGTAGTGTGTGCTAACTGTCATAGGATTAGAACTCACAATAGGCTTAATGGTCAGTCATGATATAATAAAGTATGTATAAATATACCAATAATTTTTTAACACCAGAAGAAGTTGTTTACTTAAAAAATAAGATACAGGGTTTACCATATCTTTTTGTGCGTCCTAACGCTGCAAAAGATGGAATTGTTGGCTTGACTGGAAGTAAGTATTCTGACAAGGGAATCTTAGTTAATGAGCCTTTGGATAAAGATATTGTGGACTATATTATAGAAAGGTTTGCTGCTAAAAACAATGTGACTGTTCACAAGATTTTGAGAGGCAGGGCAAACTTAACCTGCAAGACAAATGATCCAAGGCCAATGGAACCCCATGTAGATCTAAGAAGAGTTGTTAAAAACTATAACCTTGTTTATTATGCTAACGATGCCGATGGAAGCACAAATTTTTATAGCAAGAAGTATACTGGAGAACATGTAGATGGGGATAGCCTAGAATTATATAAGTCATTTACCCCAAAGGCTGGGTATGCCTTATTTTTTGATGGTGATATTTTCCATAACTGGGAGTTTCCAAATGAAGCAGATTTTAGGTTTTCTATTGTTATTAATTTAGTCTGTGATGTTGATGAGTCTATGCTGGAGCCAGTTGATTTTTAAGTATATGGTATACTAATCTAATGATAGATGATTCAATGATGCCTACAAGCACATATCAGGGTTGCGAATGTGAGACTTGCAAAGAACTTAATGTAGACTGCCCAGACTGTCCTGTATGCTCTCCAAACACCGATTCAGAGGTTTCTATGGCCATGTATGACTCATCAATTGGAAAGGCTGATCCATGCTGGGAAGGTTATGTACAGCGTGGCATGAAGCCAGGAGATAATGGAAAACCAGTTCCTAATTGTGTTCCTGCTGCAAAAGCAGATGATCTATTTGAAGATGATGATACTGTTGAGTATGATACAGACACGGTTTCAAAGGCTGATGGATACTCACCACCTGCTGGAGCACGATCTGCTGCTCGCAGAGCAATTAAGTTTAAGGAAGATGGTAAGGCTAATGGTGCTGGAACATCTGTAGGTTGGACTCGTGCAGGGCAGTTAGCAAGAGGAGAAACAATCTCTCTTAGTACTGTCAAGAGAATGTACTCATATTTCTCACGCCATGAAGTAGATAAGAAGGGTAAGGACTGGGGCAACTCAGCAAACCCATCTAATGGCTACATTATGTGGTTAGCGTGGGGTGGAGATGCAGGGTTTTCTTGGTCAAGAGGGATTGTTAATCGTGAAAAAGATAAAGCCTTGTTTGCTGACTTTGGAAAAGATTATACAAGAAATCAAACAGAAAGACACACATTATAATGCCAAAGAAAAAAGCACATGCATTTAATCCAATGCAAATTAAAGATGGTTGGATTGTAAGACTATATAAAGATGGTCGTATTAAATCTAAGATTGAACCATACGAACCAAAACATCCTAAAAAGTAAAGTACCCCTGGCAAGAATCGAACTTGCGACGCATGGCTTAGAAGTCCATCGTTCTGTCCACTGAACTACAGAGGTTTAGTATCTCCAACGGGATTCGAACCCGTGTTGCCACCGTGAAAGGGTGGAGTCCTAGGCCACTAGACCATGGAGACATTGCTGGGGATGCAGGCCTCGATCCTGCGACTTGCGAATTAACAGTTCGCCACTCTACCAACTGAGTTAATCCCCATTAGTACACCAGATAGGACTTGAACCTATGATAACCGAATTATGAGTTCGGGGCCTTAACCAACTTGGCTACTGGTGCTTAAATTTATTTAATTAGTAATGTTGAAAATACTCCAATAAGAAAAGAAAAAAGACCAACAGACCAATAATATGTTGTCTGAAGATATTCTTTTATAACTGCTTTTTTTACTTCTCTAGGCAAGTTATCAACTATTTCTTGTGTCATTAAACTCATGTATTGGTATCCTCTTGATCAACACCTTGCGTCATTATAAAATAGCATACAAGGTATCCAGCAATAAAAGCAGGTATAAGTAGTAGTAAGTTTGTCATATTATAAGTATACACTAAGGCCCAGTCTTTGTAAAGTCCATTATATGATACAATATAACTGTATACTAAGATATTTTAGGAGAAAAATGGAATACTGTGATCATGATAACAAAAAGCCATATGTTTATGGATATATGACTAGTGATTTTATAAAAGAGAGTTGGGATGGGCACTCTTATTACGGAGGAATGCGTCACTCTGACGGTCTTCCAACATTTTTTTGTCCAGATTGCTTGGAAGATTTGTTCGAATAGTTACAAGAGCATCATTAATAATCTTATCCCTGATTCTTTTAATCTTTCTTTCAAACTTAGATGTATTTGGCTTTTTTGATTTTCTCTTAAGATTCTTTTTATGTCTTTTTTGACTCAAGATGCCTCATGGTAATTGTTACAATGTTTTTTGCATACACCAGTAACGACATAGTTGTCACCTTCTTTAACCAAGTCATTATACTCAGCAGTCTTTTCGCAATAGAAACATTTTTGTGCCATACTTTATTATATCATATCTAATCTGCAGCATAAATAATTGCAAAGTTATTGGTATATATCATCTTTAGACCATACATGACCATCAAATGGTGTCCAGAAAATGCATAATTGTATATAACTAAAGACTTATTTTTCTTAATGTTTTCTATATTGTTATCTAAAAAGTCTATCATGACATTGTTACTAAATGGATTAAACATAAACACATGAAGTTGTTTGTCTGGCAAGATGTAATCTGATCCAGATCCATGAATTATTTCTAATCTTTCATCATTTCTTGCTAGGTCAACCAATTCTTTTTGTATCTCAAGGCCCATTACATTCTTGTACCCAGCATCTATGCCAATCTTTAGTACTTCTCCAAGGCCACAGCCAATGTCTATTAGTGTGTTACAGTAAGAAAACTCTAAGGCTTTGCCAAGAAGTTCTTTTGTCATCTCTGGCTCACTTGCTTGATATGCAAACCAGTCTTTGTTCTCTGGTATGTGAGTTCTTTTTCTAATATCTGGTAGTTTGTCTGGGTAGAGGATCTTTATATCTTGCAGGGTAAAAACAAAGTTAAACTTATCTAACTCATGTTTAACACAACCAGTCTTACCAAGCCAACCATGCATCGTACCAATAGTAAACCAATAGTCTACATCATCTACGCTTGAGAACTTGGTGTCGTATATGTCTACATCATCATAAGAAAAGTCTTCAATGTATCCACCAATAACACATTCATTTGAGTTAGATGGTTTTAGGATACTTTTGTTTACCGCAAAGCCAAGCCACTCTTCTTTAGTTAGGTTTAGATCTTTATTCAAAGTCGACCTGAGATTCAAACATTTTAGTCATATAGTTATCGTCTCCCCTTGCTATTTGAGCAGCAGCAATACGCATGCCCAAAGCATTTGTTTTTGATGGTTCAATGGGCAAAGCCTCAATAGCCCTTGCAATTTCTTCTCGCAAAATCATTTCGTCTATACTCATATACCAATTATACAGGTTCGGCGGATGGATGTCAAGTTTTTAAAGTTCGGCGCAAAATAGAGATACTTAAACAACCCTACGAGTCTTGCGACTCGCTATCTGTTTCTTTATCCCAATATGCCTTACCAAACTCATCATAATCATCCCAACCAGAGCCAGACATGTCTAACTTCATCTGATCTAACTCTTCTCTCCAAGCATCCATATCTATGGTGTAGTATGTTCCCCACCACTCATAGGGCTTATTAAGATACTTCCACATTTTTGCGTGGTACTTATAGGCAAGGCCATGCTCTTCATCCTCATCCATATTAACACACTTAACTAAATGATTACCAGCATAGCCACCAAGAAAATTTCCTATCCATCGTAAAGGCCATATCTTAGTTCTTTGTGTCTTTGTCGAATGATTTATCATCCTTAGGCACCCACACTTTCTTTCCATCTTTCCAGATAGGCCAGTAACCTAGGCTACGCCAATCCATCTGTGCAATCTTAGGCTCTTTCATCGCTCTCCCATATAACTAGACACTTAGTACATTGTATACCATCCTCACGCATATACCAAGTATGCTGACACTCTTTCTTAGCCTTAGGAGAGTTCTCTTTCCTTAGCCTTCTGGTAGTGCCATTTCTTACCTGTGTTCTAAACTTTCCATTTGGATCATGTACATGGCAAAGATCAACGGTACGCCAGTCATCAACATAAATTGGGCATGGCTTTTTCTTTTTCGTAATGGCACTACAAGATCTCATTGTCTATGTCTTTTCTTATTTCCATAGCGAGACTTAACATCAGCCTTAGCCTGATCTACAATGGCTTTCGTAATCTCTTCAACACTAAACTCTTGGTCGAAGGTTTGTTCAGTATCCATTTAAGCACTCATTTCTACTGTGGTATAGGCGAATCTTTGTCAATATTTTGCGGGACGGACCAGATAAAGGCTCTTTGCAAGCACCACAGGTATAAGACCATTCACCGCTAAAGAAGTCATAGACAGCACCCTTAGCGTTAGCATATTTTTTGGCTACAAAGGTTTGGAATGGATCAGGTATCTCAAGATTTCTTAGCACACCAAATCCAGTCATCTGTCATAGTCTGATGTGTATCCCAGAATAAAGGATCTTTGACTTCCATCTTACACTTTACACACTCTTTAGGCTTCACTCTTCACGCCTCCAGTGTAGGTATGACTTAAGATAAACTGCTGCATAGGCAAGTGCGCTAAATATAAAGCCATATTGGTTTGTATATAGGGCATAGGCTATCCAAAGAACTTCGTTGAATAGGAGTACAAACCATCCCCAAATGGTCTTACGACCAACAAAGAAGATGCCTGTGACTCCAATGACAGCGAGCACCCACGAGGCATACTCGCTCATAAATAGTTGCATATATCCAGTATACCTTAAGTTGAGGGTTTAGTCAAGTTTAGAAACAAACTGAGCAGCCATCTTCAAACCCTTAACCAGTCCATCATGGTAGTCTTGGTTCTTAATTACTTTAGCAGTGTCCCAAACCTTGTAAGATTCTTTATTTAATAGGTCAGATATCTCTTGATTAGTCATACTTCAAGTATATCCAATTTTGCACGGTATGTCAAGTATAATAGAGTAATGACCCTACTATACATCCTATACAGCCCAGTATACAAGGCTGTCAAGATAGGGATATCTGATGTCTCAGGCAAGAGGTTTGCAAGCCATAGGACCAAAGGATGGATACTCGTCAAGTATTGGTATTTTTTCGAACGGGATAAAGCGAGAACAGTAGAAACCCTAGTACTAAGAACACTAAGGGCAAAGCATGGTTATTTTCTAGATAAGGCGGATATGCCACAAGGGGGCTATACGGAGACATTTGATGCTAGTAAGATCACTAGACGAGGTTTGATCCGTATGGTCAACAAGGCTATAAAGGAGACTTGATCCCCTGGCATTTTGGACATTGTTTAGTAGGGTTTGGAGTTTCATATGATACCTGGAACATACCACCACAGTCAAAGCATAGGACATTTAGCATAGTTATAGTATAGCAGTTATCCACAGGTTGTGAGGTTTGGGAGATATATTGTTAGGTTCGTAATGTCTGGTTTGTAAGGTTTTGATCATAGTTATCCACAGGTTTATCCACAGATAAATGTTACTGATTATTTAATTAGATAGTCTAGAAGTGGAGTAAAGTGGAGAGTAGTGGAGGATAGAGCGCTTTTATAGAAGGCGTCGTAATCTTCTTACGGCCAAACCTCCATATCCCAAACCTTCAAACCTTCTTACCACATATTCCCGATATTGTCAAACCTTCTTTCCCATAGTAAGGTTTGGGCATTATACATGCAAAACCATGGTTTGTCAAGTCCTTCTATGCATGAATATGCCCATAAAATTCATATGAAATTTGTTCGAATTTGCTCAGAAAATAAAGAAAACCTTTATAAAATTATATAAAGGTTTGGATAATATTCTAAAACTCTGGGAAAAATAATCAAGGGTTCGTAATCTATTCTATAGAGGGTTTTATACTATAGAGGTTTGTTATCAGGTAGTGTTTGATTGTATACCTTGCCTAATTCCCGCCCGATTTTGGTGGGATCTAATGCTTCAAGATCTGCTTCAGCAAAAACGCCAGATGCCTTGGTGAGCGGGGGCGCTAAAAATTCGGGGGTGAATGAAAAGAATCTACCCAAACCTATAGTATGAGTAATACCTACAAAACCATTCCACATGTTATCGGAGAATGCCTGATATTGTTTAGGATATTGTTTTGCATAGTTTGCAAAGTGTCTTGGACTCATATCTTTATTATAACACCAAATATAAAGGTTTGACAAACAAGGTTTGATATGGTATAAGCCATGAATGGGGAAAGGTTTTTGTGCTACGTAATCTTTTTTTGAGAAAGATGGTTTGTCCACGATTGGGGAAAAGAAAAGCCTCTTCGTAATCTTATTTTGAGAAATATAAGGTTTGAGAGGTTTGTCCGATATGTCCGATTTGACGTCCTGAGACGTCCCATAACCCCAGGCTTTTGTCAAGCCCAGGGATCAAGGATAATCTTGTTACTCTTCTTCGTCTGGTGTTGAGTTCTTCTTCTTGTTGTGAGCAAAGACCAAGATAGAACCAAGGTTCTTATCTGGAAGCACAGAGTCAATCTCTTCCTCTGTAACATTAACTAACTCTAGAAACATCTTGAATGTTTCAGTAATCATCTCTTCACCAATAGGTGTAAGTTCTTTAATCAAACCTTCTGCCACCATGTATGCCATTGGACAACCTAGGTCGTTGTAATCCATGAATGCCGAGAAATCTTCATCATTACGGAACTCAATCCATAACTGACCAATCGCTCCAGCCTTATCTGCAAAATCCATTTATAGTCTACCCTTCATCTCTGCCATTAGTTTATCATACTCTTCTTGTGCTGTCAAGGCTAAAACATCAAATCTATGAAACACGATTGTGGGCATGTTTCTTACTAGATAGTATCCAACCCGTTCTAGGTCTATGGAGAAATCTTCTGTAAGAAGTTTTGCCAACTGCTCTGCTTTTCTTGACTCTTTGTTATGCTCTGCTTTCCGTCTTACTGAATACGCCATAGTCCCTCCTCTCTTCCATTATACCGCAAAAGTTAGGGGGAGGCAAGCCCCACGCTTACCCCCACCCTTAGGCACAGTCTGACCCTAGATCTATGCCTGCTCAACTAAAACTGGTAGATATGCATCCATGAATTTATCAAACGGTACCGAAACTCTATCAGTAACAGTATTGGTAGTGAAGTCGACTAGTACTGTAAGGTCACCTAGGTCAAGGGACCCGTCATTGCTAATAGCGTAAATACCAAAGCCTGTCTCCTCTAGAATGCTGTCTTGCATAAGATAACTAATGATCATCCGTGTACCATATGCAGAATCTTGCCAGCGGGGTTTTGCATGCTGCAGCGCCATTGCTAGGTCCCGCTGCCACTCAGTCTCACCCCAATGGCTGTATAGAGCAACCATAGGGCCCTGCTCACTGTCTTTGAATACGTAGTTAATCCGTGCTCCCATTACTCTTCATCCTTCCAAGATACAATTGATAGTTGGTTTAATACTTCTCTGCAGAGGTCCTCTTCATTGTCTGATTCCGCCTCGTATCTAAAATTCATGTAGTCGCCTGTTGGCTCAAAGATTACTTCTACTTTGTATGTTGACATTACTTACCGTCCTTGCCTAAATCAAACCAAACATCTTTTAGCAGTTCAGGGTCTACTAGTACTTCGTCTACTTGCTCATTTTCTTTCATTGGGTCTCCTTTTTCTATTTGGGTCATTTCTTCAAGTGTAGCACAATTTGGGCATTTTTCCAAATCGGCCTCATCAAACTTATCTCTGATAGTATTATCAGGGTCTTCAAACTCAGCCCCACAGTTTTCACAGTAGAACCAATTGTAACTAACTCGTACCTGAATGGTCACATTATCTGGGCAAGGTTTATCAGTGATAAAATAACCAAGCCTATTAACAAAGCCCCAACCAGACCAGATATAACTTCCACCGTCGTCTCCGTCCCCATACATCCATATCTTATTAGCGTCTTGCTGCTTTACAAACTCAACCTCGTCGCCGTAGGTCTCAAACATAATGCCACCCTCGCCATTGTCAAATGAGGCATTTGTATCTATATGATTAACGATTGGCTTGTAGGTCTCACACCACTCGTCAAAGTCCATTTCGATAAACTTATCCATTGTTCTTTATCCTGTCACTGAGAGCAAATGCTAGTTGATAAGTTAATGCATAGACATGGGCTAATGCGTCGCACTGGCCTTCCCAGTACTTACGCTCCATAGACTCCATAGCGTCTGAGTAGTCGTTGTCTTCTTCAATCTGTTGTGCCTCAAGGAATTCCTTTTCGGCCTCAAGCATTAAGTTCTTGAGTTCACCATGGAGTATGTCAGTGCCTGACTCTCCTAGGTCAATGAGTCTTTGCAGTCTTGGCTCTAGTTGTGTTGTTTCCATTACTCTATCATACCCTGAGCCACTGACAAAAGGTGGGCGGTAGCGATAATCTGACCATTAGTAGAGATATCTTCAATCTCTAGCATACGGTAGTCATCATCCTCATAGTTAGAATAAGCATCCATTTGCTTTTCAAGGTGAGCAGAGTCTTGTTCAAGACTGAGCAGGTGTAACTTCATATATTCTATAATTGTATTCATATATTAATTATACGGGTTCGAGTCGATTTTGACAACTGTACGGGGTGTGACCTTGCTCACATCTGTAATGATCGGTTGATAGGCTTCTTCATAACTAATATAGTTTAACATCCTACCACAAGGGCATCTCATTTCGACAACTCCCAGGGGAAATCCAAAGTCATCCCTAGCAGTAAACTCAACCAGGGCATCACACTCATCAGGATCACAAACAAAGGTATACCTACTCCACATATTAGTCCTCTATGTATTCTACTGAGATGTTACCCAATACTTCATCATACTTTACCATAGTGTCTATGTCCTCAGCAAAGCGAGCCATTAGATAATCTACTTTATCTTCAGTGCTCATGTCAGGGGGACCATAGAGTTCAAACCCTATATCATTAGACATAGCATCATCTATATCAATGGTTTGTTCAAGACTGATTCTAACTTTCATTAGTCAAAATACCCTTCTGCCCATAGGCCATCAAAGAAAGACATAGCCTTCTCCAAACCATCTGTTATCTCATCAGAGAGCCTACCTGATTTGATAGCGTCTTCCATAGCATCTGTCATTACTGCAATATCAGTTTCAGTATAGCCTAACATTATCCTACCTCAATCCCTGCATACTTAGCAATAGTGTTTAGTGTAGTGTGGATATGGCAGTCACAATCGATACCGCCCATATTCTCCTCAAACTCAAGGTGAGAGAAGTTGTCGTCATAGATTTCGTTTATAAGGTCATTTATTGTGTTCATGCATTTATCATAGCACTAGGCACTGACATCTTGGACTGCCACAGGGAACAGTTCCTATCTAGTCTGTCTCCAAAGACACGGACATAGTCTGCAATGTCTTCTGTTTGATCTGTTAGACATTCCTTAACGGTATCTACTGATATAAATACTCTTCCATTCCATAGACCCATTTGGCCAATGTTAGTTGGTACTTCTAGACATCCATAAGTATCTTGCTCCCAGCCCACTCCTTCTGAACAAACCAAGGCGTACTTGTTGTCTCCAAAGACATTGGTTTCTTCGAGGGTAATGAACAGTAGATTATCTACAGTACACTCACTAAAGTCATTACTATACTGTAGGCGATAGATATTATTTGCAATTGTGGCTAACTTTTTACCGTCAACGATTTGACCGATATATCCTTTTGATCTGTCTCTCATGGGGTTTTCCTTTTTTAGTGGGTTATGTATTAATTATCGCATGGTTTGGGGAAAAAGTCAAATCTATCGTAAAGAATTTTTGGGTAAAATATCACCCTATCGTAAAGTTATTTAGTTAAAAATCTCATGTGATGTAGGTCACAGGGGACGTCCCAAATTTTTATACATTGCGTTGCATATTTATTTACTTGCGATCCGTATGGGACTTGAACCCATGACCTCCACCGTGACAGGGTGGCGAACTAACCAACTATTCTAACGGACCAAATGGTGAGCAGTTTTTATTCTTGCTCAGGAATTTTTTTATTATGCGAGAGACATTACATTCTGCACAACTTTTAGTAAGCGATTTTTTTCTGCGTTGATAGCAGGGTCAAATCCGCTTGCGCTTGCAAGGATAGATTCGTTAGAACCACCACGAGCAGAACGATACCAGTCAAGGCGTTCGGTTAGTGCATTGAAAGCACCCCACGCATTACCCGCAATCATTCCATTGAATTCACCAGTGTAAATATCGTTGATAACATCAACTTTATTTTCCCACTTCTTTAGTGAACCCTTAGAATCCTTTTCAGGCTTAGCGTAAGCAGCAAGAATGATGTCGTTGAATTGCTTAGCAGAAACTTCTTTCTCAATCATTGCCTTAGCCATGATATCGAATTCGTTCATGTATGCATTAGCAAGACCAAGAGTCTCACGAGCAACTTGCACTTTACCATTTGCAGTTTGTGTATGGCGAATCTTGAAAGATTGCTTGATACCCTTATTCTTCTTACGACCTACGCCACCAAGCGCAAGATTGAGAGTGTTAGCGCACACGACACGAACGGGTGTAATGCTTGCTTGAATAGCGATTGAGCCATCGTGTGATGTGTTGATGAGCAAATAAGTTTTTACCTTGTCTGCAACACCATTAGGGTCAAGAATTGTTTCACGCTCTAGTGCTAATGCACCGAACACGACACGACCACCCTTGATTGAGCCAGCAGTCTCCCAACGACCTCCGCCGTCAAGAATGTTATCACCGAATGAGAATAAATCTTCATTCTGCAAAACATGGTATCGCTCACCAACTACACCAAGAATATCGGTTTGTGTGTTGTCGGTAGGATTTGTACGCAAGACATATTGGTA